CAGATGGCGATGAAGATTGCTTTGAACTCTGCTTATGGTGCGATGGGTAATCAATACTTCCGTTACTTTGATATTCGTATGGCTGAAGGTATTACCACTTCTGGTCAGTTATCCATTCGTTGGATGGCAAACAAACTCAATGCATTCCTCAACAAAACTCTCAAGACAGAGGGTAAAGATTTCGTCATTGCCATTGATACAGATTCGATCTATCTAACATTGGAAGATTTGATTGAGAAGGTTTGTGAAGGTAAAACTACTGAACAGAAAATCAAAACAATGGACAAGATCTGTGAAGAAGTTTTTCAACCATTTATTGATCAAGGATATGATGAACTTGCTGACTATATGAATGCGTATGGTCAGAAGATGCAAATGAAACGAGAAGTACTGGCTGACAAAGCAATCTGGACTGCCAAGAAACGATATGTTATTAATGTTCATAATTCGGAAGGAGTGCAATTTGCGAAACCTAAAATCAAAGTTATGGGTTTGGAGATGGTCAAGTCGTCTACACCTGCGGTTATTCGTGACAAACTTAGGGATTCGTTACAAGTTATTCTTGCTGGCGATCAAAAAGACCTACATACATATGTAACAGCATTTAAGAAAGAGTTCGATAAACTTCCAGTGCATGAAGTAGCATTTCCTCGTGGTGTGAATGGTATGAAACAGTATGCTGGTTCTCCGATTTATACAAAGGGAACACCAATTCATGTTCGTGGTGCGTTGCTCTACAATCATCACTGTAAGCGTATGGGACTAGATAAAAAGTATCAACCAATTCGTGATGGTGATAAGATTAAGTTTGTTTATGTTCGTACACCAAACCCTCTGCAAGAAGATGTGATTGCTTTTAGTCAGCATCTTCCAAAAGAGTTTGGACTGGAAGCATACATAGATTATGATAAACAATTTGAAAAAGTATTTCTTGATGCTCTACAGATTGTTATTCAACCACTAGGTTGGAAGACTCAAGAAGAAAGTTCATTGGAGGATTTCTTTGGCTAATATCAGAGTAATTAAAAAAGGAATAAATGTATCCAAGATACTGAAACAATTACATCAGTATCCAGAGGATTGGGGTGCTCAGAAAAACATTGATGGTGTAGGAGATCTTGTAGACGATTGCGGATTCCCTGCAGTTGAAGCAGGTGTTCTACAGTTAGTCATGGGAGTTGTCTCATCTAAAGATCAGTATGTGGGTGATAGTGAGATGTCTGCATCAACACCTGCATATAGTCATCATACAGAAATTATTTCATTCTTAAAGAGACACTTCAAGAAATTTGATAGGTGTGGATTCTTATCATTACCCATTGCTGGTGTCGTTGGTCAACATATTGATATTGGATCTTACTATCAAACACGAGATAGATATCATCTTGCAATTCAAGGTGCATATGATTATACAGTTGGAGGAGAGACTGTAAGAGTAGAAGAAGGTGACTTGATTTGGTTTGATAATAAACAATCACATGGAACAAAGAATGTTGGAGATGTTGTAAGAATCACATTTGTGTTTGATGTTCCGCATGCCAAGAACAATCCATAATTGTCTTGCAACAAAAGTTACTGTATAATAGGAGATATAAATGAAAGTTTTAAAATTTTATGCCGACTGGTGTGGTCCATGCAAAGCATTGACAAGAATTATTGAAATCGCTGGAGAGAAAGTTACAATCCCAGTTGAAAATGTAAACATTGATGAGAACATTTTTCTTGCACAAGAGTTTAAAGTTCGTTCAGTTCCGACTATGATATTGGTTGATGATACTGAAAATGAAATTAAACGACATGTCGGTTTAGTGAATGAAGAGAAATTATTAGAATTCCTGAAAGGTTAATATGAGCATACTAGACAAAATTAAAAAGAATACAACAATCAAAGATTCAGCAATTCTTGCTCAATCAAAATTCTTCGCTAAGAAGGACATGATTCCAACCTCAGTACCAATTATCAATGTGGCTTTATCTGGTCGTCTTGATGGTGGATTAGTTCCAGGATTGACGATGTGGGCTGGTCCAAGCAAGCACTTTAAAACTGCTTTCTCTTTGCTTATGGCAAAATCTTATTTGGACAAGTATGAAGATGCAGCGTTATTGTTTTATGATTCTGAATTTGGTACTCCGCAGTCTTACTTTGATACCTTTGGTATTGATACTAAGCGAGTGCTTCACACTCCTGTTACAGATGTTGAACAACTCAAGTTTGATATCATGCAGCAACTGTCAACCATCGAGCGTGGAGATCACCTCATTATCGTCATTGATTCGATAGGAAATCTCGCTTCCAAGAAAGAAGTAGAGGATGCATTGGATCAGAAAGCAGTTGCTGATATGAGTCGTGCAAAGCAGATGAAGAGTTTGTTCCGTATGGTTACACCTCATTTGTCCATGAAAGATATTCCACTTGTTGTAGTGAATCATACATATAAAGAGATTGGTCTTTATCCTAAAGACATCGTTGGTGGTGGTACTGGTTCTTACTACTCAGCGGACAACATCTTTATTCTTGGTCGTCAGCAAGAGAAAGATGGAACTGAATTAACAGGTTACAATTTTATTATTAATGTTGAGAAGAGTCGTTATGTTAAAGAAAAATCTAAGATACCTGTTAGCGTATCTTTTGATGGTGGTCTTAGTAAGTGGAGCGGTTTGCTTGATATTGCTCTTGAGTCCAAACATGTGGTCAAACCATCCAATGGTTGGTATTCCAAATGTGATCCAGTTACAGGAGAAGTAGAAGAAAAGAAATATCGTTTGAAAGATACTGACACTAAAGAGTTCTGGTTACCACTTCTTACAGATAAAACATTTTATGACTATGTCAAGAACAAATATTCAATGGGTCAGGGTGATATGATTAGGGCAGATGACTTGGATAAGGCACTTGAGGAATTGGAATTCGATGAAGAGTAATTTACCCATAATTGTTACAGAAAACAAACACAATGGACTTCAAGCAATTAAATTGACAGAAGGTGCATTTGAGGGTATAATTTATACCTATGGAAAAGTTAATATTGATGCAGATGAAGAGAATGATAAGATTAATCTGAAATTTGAATATGAAATTCTTGATTATGCGGATAAAGGGTTGACAGACATGAAACCTTTTGAAGCATACATAGGTAAGATACTTGAAGGATTAATCCATGAGGGTGTCGAAGAAAATAATTTAACATACACAGGCGGAGTTGATGAGAATAGAACAGAAGATTCTAAGCAATCTGATACATGATGAGCATTATTGTCGTAAGGTAATTCCGTTTCTAAAGAAAGAGTATTTCACAGATCGTAAAGAAGCAATCCTTACAAGTGAGATTGTTTCCTTCTTCACAAAATACAACAAACCTGCAACAAAAGAAATTCTATCTATTGAAGTTGGAAATAGAAAAGATCTTAATGACAAAGAGTTAGTTGAACTTGCCGATTATATCGGTAGTTTGAATCATGAGCCAGTCAATGAAGACTGGATGCTAGAAAACACTGAGAAGTTTTGTAAAGATAGAGCGGTTTATAATGCGATCCTTAATTCAATTAGTATCATCGATGGGCGAGACAAAATTCATACTAAAGATGCGATACCTAGCATCCTTAGCGATGCACTCGCTGTTTCTTTTGATAATCACATCGGTCATGACTATCTGGATGACCACCTTTCGAGGTTTGATTTTTATCACAGGGTTGAAGAGAAAATTCCTTTCGACCTTGACATGTTCAACAAAATCACCAAAGGTGGACTCTCAAAGAAAACCTTAAACATTGCACTTGCTGGCACTGGTGTTGGTAAGTCATTGTTCATGTGTCACATGAGTGCTGGTTGTTTGACACAAGGTAAAAATGTTTTATACATAACTATGGAAATGGCAGAAGAAAGAATCGCTGAGAGGATTGATGCGAATCTCTTGAACCTTACCATGGATGAATTGAAAGTTATTGATAAGGATATCTTTGAATCTCGTATCGCAAAGATTACAAGTAAGACTAAAGGTAAACTAATTGTCAAAGAATATCCAACTGCAAGTGCTCACTCTGGGCACTTTCGTGCATTGCTGGAAGAATTAAAACT